CTCAGCCTCTGAAACCGCCGTCTCTAAAATTTCGAAATTCGGGCCAACTACCTTTCCGTTTAAATCCGCAAGCAACACAATATTTCCATAGATAGCCAACGCAACGCGGTCGCCGGACATCCAATAATCTATTTGGGTTTGAGCTTGCTTTACTCCGGCAGCCACATAACCGATACAGAAGAAAACAGCGGCAGCGATTATGAAGATGCCGCGCCGTATAGCGCTTGTGTATTTCTCTGCGCCAGATGATGGAATGGGAGGGGGTTTTTCTTCTTCGTTGCCAAGATCAGGTGATGTGGTGGTAACGAAAAACACTATAAGACCGCACAAGAATGCAGTAAGCCCAAAAACCCATTTCATTACCTCATTGGAAGCAATAACCGCTATCGCAGCGGCAACGTACCCGACTGCACAACTCCCCATTCTGAACTGATCAAGTGGGGTCGCATGCTTCATCCCGCCTAAGGTCGTAAAAACAATAGCGGTTAGTATAATGCCAGGATGAATCGTCTCAATCACCGGCAGTATTCCAAACGAGGTCAACTGGATGAACTCTACAGGGGCACCGAAGTGCGTCAGCCTTCCACTTTCGTAGAAAGCATAAAGTAGATAGGATATAGGGCCGAACAGCGTCACAGTTGATAACAGTATTGATAAATACTTACTTCCTTCTTTCATCGATTCAATCCCTGTAATTTCAATACTGTTTCACTGATGCGAAAGCCAACAACTCAAGCTGCAAGCCGACGAAATTCTAATGCCCCGTCTATCCATGCTACACCAGCCTTCCATAGCTGCCTTGTCTTTTCTTCGCCGAAACCAAGCTTCTTTCCAACGGCCATCAGTGCCACATCTCGAGACGTGTAGTAACTGATAATTACGTTGCCGGATTCCGGATAGCGATGACGGAGACGGCCAACCAGTCTATCTACAAGCAAGGCCTCATCGTCGGTAATCATAGGGTCTGCTATGTCGTTTTCGCGAGAAGCACAGCACGATACTCCTGACCCCAATACCACCCAGCGCCCCCAATGCTCGAGCAGATTTTCTACACTGCGTTCGTTCCTGTAAGCAGTCATCACTTAATCCCCTGTGTAATTCGATCCACCGGCACCGCGGCGGTTGTTCTGTTCGTATTGCTGCTGAGCGCCTGGCTGCTGATTAGCCCGGTTACCAAAAGCGATGATGCGCTGCTGATAGATATTCAGCATGAGCCCAAGCTGCGTCACCAGGTCCTCGACCGGTAACGCCTGTCCTGTCTCTGCCGAAACCCATCCGGACGCATGGCATTGAGTGCATGGCAGTTCATGGAAAACACCCTTCACGACGGCTTTGCCCTTGCAGGCTGTGCACCACTTCAGTGGGGTTGGCGAGGCTTTGAAGCTCGGTCCGTGGCTCTTTTTCATGCTTTTGAAACCTCGCCTTTTATGGATTCGTGATCGCGCTAGAAGCCGCGCCGGTATTGGCCTCGACGGCATTCTGCGAATTTTCGTTTCTAGTCAGGGTCGAGCGGTGAATGCGGTTAAAGCCTTTCCCGTCTAACCATTCGTGCCACTTGTTCAGCGCGTCACGCTTGAGCAGTTCAGCCGAGGTGTGGATATAGGTCTGCACGTTGCGGGTCAGCGTGTGGTTCACCAGCATCTCGCCGATCAGGAAATCGACGCCCAGATCAGTCCAGCCGGTCCGGGCCACTTTGCGCAGGTCGTGGCTCGTCCACTCACCCTTGCCCAGGCGCGCGAATACGGCACATGCCTGGCTGTCGCTGATCGGCCCACGGTTGCGAGCCGGGAACATGTAGGCACCCTTGTAGCCCTTCGACGACTGCCAGTCCCGATACCTCTCCAGCAGCGCGCAGGCTTGATGGGTCAGCGGTAGTCGATGCTCACAGCGCGTTTTGGTGTTCTCGGCAGGAATGAACCACTCGCCCTGCTCACCCAGCGTCAGATGCGACCAGCGGGCCTGCCTTGTCTCGCCAGCACGCGTGCCGTGGCACAGCATCATCAGCGCCAGCATGCAGTCCTGCGGGTGCTGGTCGAACCCTGCAGCAAGGTCACCAAGCACCTCTTCCAGCTGAACAGCACGCAGCCGCGATGGTTTCGGCAGGATGCGAGCCTTAGTGAAGTCGGTGAACTTGAAACCGGCGACCGGGTTCTGGGCGATCAGACGCAGCTTTTCGGCCTGGCGGAAGGCGACCACCAGCACACCCCACATCAGCCTGACGTAGGACAGTGACATTTCGGCCTGCATGGGCCACATGACTAGCTTGTCCAATGTGGACCGGTCCACGTCGGCAATGAGCAGTTCGGACAGGCGCGGCTTGAGGTGGCAGGTGATGATCGAGGTGTTCGTGGCACGGCGCTTTGCCGAAAGACTGCGCTCGGTGGACTGACGAACCATGAACCACTCCAGCAGCTGGCCAACGGTCTGCAGTGTGCCGGCTGCGGCTGAAGCCTTCGGGTCAGTCGCAAGGCGCTCCCTGATCTTCGGCAGAGCGTTGATCAGCCCTTTCACCGGCAACTCTGGGAAACCGGCGATCTTCTCCCACTTCTTGCCCACGACCAGGTGCCAGGTGCCGCGCTCACGACTCTTATGAAACCGGAAGTAAACGCCCGGATAACGAGCATCGCGCAGATCGCGCACGTCTGAATTCACAGCCTGCCGGCGGATTTCCGCATCCGAGAACGAAGTAAGCAGGGTCTGGCTCATGCGGCTACCGTGGTCTGAGGAAGTCGGAGGTATGCGCGGATTTGCTCCATCGCGTCGAAGTGACCACGGCACACGATGGCCAGATAGCCTTGCAGGTTGAGCTGACGTATCCACTCGTATTGGCTGCCAGAGACAGTGGCATCGTTCGGCGGCGTGGCCTTGAATTCGATGTACAGGCCGAAGTACCCGCCACGGGCCATCGGCAGCACCAGATCGGGAACACCGGCGCGCACGCCCTGCTCTTTTAGCTTGACCGCCACCTGCTTGAGCCGGTGGCCACCGTTGGGAACGTGGTAGATCAGAGCCGCCACCAAGGGCATACGCAGCTTGAGCTCGCGCAGCAGCGCTGCCTGCTCCAGGCCTTCACGGTCGACGGACTTGGCGCGGGTACGTTTCGGTTTGAACAACGTCATTTCGGCGGGCTTCACGGTGACACCTTCCCTTCGCGAATCAGCGCGTCCTGGGTACGCATCACCCCCTCGGCGTGGAACAGGCGGACTTCGTTACGGCTCAGCACCGCCGGAGCGCGCAGGCGGCCATCCGCGATATCGTGGCAGTAAGCACACGCCCAAGCGGCCTGCAGGTCGTTTGGCTTGATGCCCATTCCGCAAGTACCAGCGAGCCGGTAATGGGCCAGCACCGTGGTCGAGGATTCGCTCGAACAGCCTGGGTAACGGATCTGGCATTCGCGGTCGCGCGCTGCCTTGGTGAGTTTGCTCATTGCGTGTCTCTGCTGCGCTTGGCACGGAGTTCGGCCAACGCCTTGTTACCCACTTCGGGAGTGATTGATTTGCCGGGCGCTGCAAGCTGCGCCACCGGTACGGGCGGCAACTCTTCACCACGCCAGATCTTGCGGCACTGCTCGAGGTATTTCTGCTCAAAGCGGGTCATACCCAAGTCGCGAGGAAGAGTTTGCAGGCTCAGGAATCCAGCGGCGGCAGTTGCGTGATAGATCGCTGGGTGAAACCACTTACCGCGCCCCTCCATGCCTGGGTGTGAGTTGCGCAAGGCCTGCGAGTAAGCAACCTCAACGCTTGGCAAGCCGAGCCCTTCGGGGGCAAAACACCAGCCCACAAACACACCTGGCGCTGGAACAAACGCCGATTTGCTCGCGCTGACCATGCGCATACCGTGGCGCAACTGATCCATCGAAGTGATGCCGGAGCGCATGAACTCGGCAATCCACTCGAGCTTTGACGCATCCATGATTTTCTGGTTTGGCCAGGACTGGCGCCACGCGCCGCACGCTCCTTGCAGCCGAAGGAATAGTTCGTCGATCACCTGCTCGGTTGCAGGATCAATTTCGACGGTCACGGCTGGTGCTGGGCGATAGGCTGGATCGGTTGTCCGGTTGTGGACCAGATAACCAGCTCGAACAGGACCGCTCACAGGATCACCCCCTTGGACGCCCAGCTGCCCGTTGCCTCGGCACCTTCCTCTGACTCTGGCAAATTCCCCTTGGCCCGCTCTCTCACGTACCAGCCCACCAAGCGGTTACACCAGCCGGCGGACGTATCTACGGTTTTCTGCTTGGCCACAAACCAGCCAATGAAGCGGCGGATCAGTGCGTCAGAGATATCGGTTGGTTTGACACCGGCGATCTGAGCCTGGGCGATCAGATAGCGGACTTCCGGAGCCCAGTCGGCAAACATGGCGAAGCGCTCGCGATCATCGGTCGACTCCAGGGCCTGCCTGTCCTGTTCGTCGATCACTTCCGAAATCTCGCGCAGCTGCTGCTGTTCGGTTAATTGATGGTTAGGTGACGGATTGGGTGCAGATTTCGCACCCCGTTCTGCCGAATTCTGCACCCCGTTCTGCCGTAATTTGCACCCCGTGCCGTCATCTGCACCCCGTTCAGTGCGGGGTGCAGGATTTGCACCCCGCTTTATCGGCAAGTCATAGACGACTGGGCGTCGGTCATGACGTTCGATGTACACGGCGGCCAGCGCCTGATTGCCTGGAACGATCAGTTCAGAGGCCCTCAAAAGCTCAAGCTTGGAACGAACCGTGCGCTCGGAAAGGCCAGTGTCTTCACTCAGGGTGGTGGCCGAAGGGAACGCCCCGCGTCCGTCAGTACCGGCGTAGTTGGCCAGGCACAGCAGCACGTGCCGGGCGCTGGAATCAGAAAGGGTCATGCGCGGGATCTGTAGCGCCCACGACATTGCTTGAACGCTCACAGTGCTACTCCAATCGTTCTGCCTGTGTTGCCTTGCTCAGGTCTGATGTGCATAATCCGTCTCGCAAAGTTGTGAAGAAGCCGGTCTAGCCACCGGCTTTTTTTTGCCCAAAATTCAGGCGCTGTAGGTGTCCGGCGCATCCGTGGTAGCTTTCTGCTTCCACACAAGAAGGTCACGGAGACCGGACATGACTGATCCAACCGAAAAAATTATCGACAAGCTCAACGAGCAGAAGGGAGAGCTCCTTGCTACCCAGGCGCTGCTATTGGGCGTGCTAAGATCGCTTCCGCTTGAAGTGCGTGCGGAAGCCATTCGCGAGTTCGATATCGAGATCGCTACTGCAAGATCGACGCTCGCGTATCTGCCAGTTCCAGATGAAGTCATTAACGGCCTTGAGAACTACGTGAAGGCCCTGAATCACATTCGGGTCTCACCAAACCAAGAGTGAGCATTGCTACGTAGAACGCCTTGCGGCTTTGCTCATCTGTCTTGAGCAGAGCCTTCTTCAGATGCTTATTGCCTGCCATTTCCACTCCCTTCAGATTCACTGTATGAATTAACAGCCCATCCGCTGTACTACCTGCCCTTCCCGCCTGAGCGGATAATTGCTGTCACGCCGCTACTTTTGGCAGCTGATCAAAGGATTTAAGCGGCAGTCGTTCGTGAGGCGCTTGCTGGATCGTCTTCGCGCCTGGCTACCAAGGCTCCGCTCGATTCCTTCTCCAGTACGCATTGCATTGGGTAAGAGAACCCGCCCGCAGTACGGCACTGAGAAACCCGGCTGCTGGTCACGGCAAGGGCATCGCCGATTGCGCGGCCGGTGCCGAAATATTTCAGCGCTTCGTCATAGGTCATGGTGATTCTCCAGTGTCTTCACCTGAGTTTAGAGATCTTAACAACCTAAGGCAAGTTATCTAAACATCGAAGAGTTTAGAATCCTAAATATGGAATTTAAAGATCGCCTTCGGGCTCGCATGACCGACCTAAAGCTGAGCGCTACAGAGCTCAGCGCGAGGATTGGTGTGTCAAAAGCAACCATCACGTTTTGGCGCAACGGCACCAACGGCGCGACCGGATCTAATCTCATGGAGCTGGCCAAGGCTTTGCAGTGCTCGCCCCAGTGGCTGGAGACCGGCAAGGGTGATATGCAGGAACCACCCAGGCGCGGTACTGAGCCATCGAACGTTGGCGAGGTTGACCGCCCAACAGGCATATATCGCTACCCTGTCGTCAGCTCGGTAGCCGCCGGCACCTGGAGTGAGGCTATTGAAACCGGATTAGTGGACCGTTATGAGATCAGTGACTACAAGGCCAAAGGTCGTGCTTTCTGGCTTGAAGTAGCTGGCGACTCAATGACGGCGCCCACTGGCATGAGTGTTCCCGAGGGAATGCTGATATTGGTTGATCCAGGCATTGAGGCAAGGCCTGGGAAACTAGTCGTTGCCAAGCTCCCCAGCAGCAATGAAGCGACCTTCAAAAAGCTGATAGACGATGCGGGTCAGCTTTATCTGAAGCCCCTGAACCCAGGGTATTCAATGATCAAATGCTCGGACGACTGCAGAATTGTTGGTGTTGCCGTGCGTATGACCGGAACACTCTAGTAAAGGATCATCACTCGCAAGGATGTAACGAATGTCGAAAGCATTAACCGTAGCCGGACTGATTTTCACAGCCCTACTGACAGGCTGCGCCGCTACTGTCGAGCACGGCGGCCTTGGCACGATGAGCGCCAGTCAGGCCGCAAAGCACAATATCGCCGTGGAGTTCGACGGCAGCGAAAAGGTGCTGGCCCACAAAGACTGGCCATTGCTTCAGTCCACCTGGTCGCAGTCGCTGAAGACCGAGGCGGCTGCGGAAGGCTACGACCTTCTGGTCGTCAAACAAGATCCGGCGCCCCGTCCGGGCGTTCTGTTGAAAGTGGATGTTTCTACCTTTCGCTACATCACCTCCGGCGCCCGTTACACAGTTGGCTCAATGACAGGCAATGCTTGGGTGAACTCTAAGGTCGAGTTCATCGATATGGAGAGCGGCCGGCGGATGGGTTTGAGATCCTACGATACTAAGTCCACTGCTTGGGAAGGTGTCTTTTCGGCGATGACAGAGAAGCAGCTGGAAGCGATCTCCAAGCGAATCATTGCCGACATCAAGGCCGCGAAATAGCGCCCCACTACAGCTTCAGATAAGCCCGCCAAGCGCGGGTTTTTTTGTGCTCGACGTTTACTCGCGGACAAAATATTTAGTTATCTAAAAATACAGGTTGACTAATTTTGTTTAGTTTTCTAAATTGCATTCATCGAAACGCAACGACGCCCTTGCAGGCCGTCTCGGGTCGACCACAAGACTGGTGAAGCCGCCAGATAGCACGGGATCAGCGAAGTGATCTCCCAGCCCCGGATAACGGGACCGACTGGACGAAGCTCTTTACAGAGAACGGAATCACCTGTTGGACAGCATCACTGAAGCACCTGGCTTGCCGGGTGCTTTGGGATGACAGCCACCGAGTAAAACGTAATGGATACCACCATCGTATGTGGGGCATGGAGAGGCCACCTCGGCCGTGGTCTTGCGCCGCGAGAGTTGCAGTTTTTGTTGTCAGCCGCCCAGGGCTGCACAGCCAAGGAAATCGCCCGCACGTTCGGCATCGCGCCGGGCACGGTCGTTAAGCGGCTATCAGTCGCCATGTTCAAGCTGGGCGTGAATCGCCAGACAGCGATGATCGCCGAGGCCATGCGCCGACAGATCATTTCCCCGCTCTGCCTGTTGTTCATGTCGGTGATCGTTCTTCACGCAGTGCTGGGCGACGAATCGATGAGGCGCGAGCGCAGAGCCCCCGAGTCACGCCGGGGCGGGTACGAACAGAAGATCAGCCGTAAAGGCTCGGACAAGATTCGGCCAGTGGCGGCGATCTGCTGATAGCTGCACCAAGGAACATGGCGAAAGCCAGACAGAAATTGCCGCTTCACGGGCCTACGGCAATGTAAATAATCAGAGTCCCCGTCTGAAGGTTGGAGACCTTCCCGATCGCCTGGAACGCTTCAACGCAGACCAGTCCGCATCGGAGATTGATCGGAGCGTGCCCAAGCGGGCTGCAGCGCTAGGATCGCAAAGCCCCGGAAAAGTCCTGAGCCGAATCTTTCGGCCAATACCTGAAACGCGGCGGGAATCAAGCAGGGGTAGCGCCCTGGTGTTCCGATCAATCTCCGATGCGGATGAGTTCAAACCGTTAAATCGGCCCCCTGCATCACCCTCCCCCTAAATCAAACGACCGCATCGGCAGGTGCCAGGCCAGTCTCATGGCTGGGTTTGGTCACCCGCGCCTGTCATCTGACCAATGCGGTCAAGGAGCCTCCCATGCATCAGACAATCAGCCAGCGTCGTGCAATCCTCGAAGGCCTGCGCCAGCGCTGCAACCTTTCCACGGCCGAGTTTTACGACAAGGTCGGCCGCAGGAACCCGGCAGCTCTGCCGCGCTTCACGGTCGTGCCGAACGGCAATAACGAGTTCGGCATCGTCGAGCGCTCGACCGGCAATGTACGTGGCGTGCATCGAGGCCACTGCGCGGCATGCAAAATCGCTGAGCAACTGGAAGCCCAGCCTGTACGTCAGCGGTCGTTCGCCACCCACATGCTGCGCTGGACTGCTGCCATCGCTACCGGCCTGGCGCTGTTCTCGCTGTACGGTGCCAGCTGATGATCAGTCCGGAACTGAGCCTGATTCAGCAAAAAGCGCCGGAAGCAGCAGAACTGGCGGCGCAGGTCGCGGAGTTTCTGGCAAGCGGCGGCGAGATCGAAACAAAAAAAGGCTTTCCGTCGAAGCCCAAACCAAAGCAGTACGGGCGGATGACTCCTCCGCCCGCTCGCCCGCCTGCGCCTAAGCACCGAACCAAAGAAGCTCTCCGCGCATCGGCGCCGAAAGACGCTATTCAAGACAGGTGCCACGCCCGCGCCGAGCAGGTGGAAGTCGTCCGCAAGCTGGCCGAGACGATGACAATCACCGATGTCATGCGCGAAACCAGCCTGAGCATCTACAGGCTTCGGAAAATGGCCCGCGTACATGGCTTCGAATACAAGGCGTTCAGCCCGGCGTCGAACCTAATCCCCTATCAGACCGATCCGGTAGCTGACGCATTGAACGTAGTGCGGATCAAAGCCGCCCGCGATCGTGGCATATCGCGGAAGGCAGCCGTCGTTGAGCTCGGACTGAGTAACACGAGGATCAATCGGCTGATTCGTGAATTCAACATCGACTACCCGCTGCAAGGGCCAAGCCCGAAATGAGGCGCATGCAGTCCGGCGCCAACCATCGCCGCCGCCCTCTTCAACTCAACATCCCACCCAGTGGAATCAAGCCCCCGGAGAAGCAACCATGTCGAAGCCGACAGACACCAGTGAATTCCTCAACGAACTGAATGGCGGGGCTTTCGCCAGCCAGATCGGCCACGCCCTTTCCGAAGTTGCCGCCGGTGTCGTCGACCACGGCAAAGCCGGGAAGGTGGTCATCACCCTGGACTTCTCCCAGATCGGCGAGTCCAGCCAGGTGAAGATCAAACACAAGCTCGACTACAAGGTGCCGACCAAGCGCGGCACCCGCAGCGAGAACACCAGCCTCGACACTCCAATGCATGTTGGCTCCGGCGGCAACATCACGCTGTTCGCCGAAAAGCACGACCAGCTGTTCACGCGTGACGATGCACCTATCCCACGCCGCGACTGATCACCCTCCCACCAAGCGAGAACTGAAATATGTCCCTCACGAAAGAAGCAATTCAACTGATCACTGACACCGCGCTGATCGCAGAAGGCAAAGAGCTGAACACCGTCACGCCAACCATCGTGCTGCCCGAAGGCGCGAAGGTCGTGAACCTTGAGCAATTCGGCGCAGGCCGCAGTCGCTTCCGTGGCACGTTCTCCACCAACTCCCTGGCGGATTTCGCCAAATACGTTTCCGACCGGGCAGTCGCCGACGCGAAAGGCTTCATCAATCAGGACGAAATGACCTGTTCGGTGCTGTTCAACCTGGGCAACGAAGAAGTGCCAGGCCACGCAGATGATCGCGCTGTGCTGAAGCTCAAGCCCACCGCTGCTTATCAGGCCGTGCAGGCGATCAGTGGCCGGGCCATGTCGCAGAAGGATATGAGCGACTGGATTGAAGACTGGCACAGCACCCTGTCGGCGGTCGGCGATGAGCTGCAGAACATCCCGCTGGCCAAAGCCATCGCCGCCGTGCGCACGATCACGGTCAAGGCATCGTCGGAAAGCGATCACACTGTCAGCGAGACACGCGCCAGCCGCAGCGCAATGGATGCCATCGAGGCGACCAGCAAGGAAACCTTGCCCACGTCGCTGATCTTCTCGGCCGTGCCGTTTGAAGGCCTGCAGATGCGCGAAATCATCCTGCGAATCTCCGTCATCACCAGCGGCGCACAACCGGTGCTGAAACTGCGCTGGGTGGGCGAGGACGTCCAGCGCGAAGAGATAGCGCAAGAGTTCAAGTCTGTGCTTGAAGCTAAGGTGGGCGATGCCGCTCAACTTGCGCTGGGCAGCTTCGCGGCCTGATGCTTAAAAATCCGCGCCACAGCATAAGCAAGCCAAATGTTGTGGCGTTGGAGTTTCTGCTTGATAGTTCAGAATTTCAGAATAACGACATTTAGCGTTTGCCTGTTTATTCTAAGCTGGCAGCCGCAGCGCCAATAAAGCTGCGCAAACGCCGCTCGGACAACGCGTCATATGCGCTTGGGTACATCGCAATATTCGCAGACGTGACGATTCCTGCACCTACTGCGGGTTTTACTCTACCACGGTAACCAGCCTCGGAATGCGCATCGATAGTAAAGTTGTAAACATTGATTCCGGCATGCTCCGTAACACTTCGAAAGTACATCAATGCGGGAATAACGTGATTGAACCAGTCTTCCGAGACATTAGCAGTTCCTAGTGTACTGTTTTCGA